CGTTCCTTGATGAACCCCTTGTCCGGGTACAGGGAAATGACCGGCTTCGAGCCACGGGCCCGCTCGGCTCCCTTGATGCCGGTACCGAACTTCTCCACCTTCAGCGTATCGACATCGTACTTGCCGAAGTGCCGAAAACGAAGGTAACCCTCAGGAACGGGGCCGGCATTGTGCGCCTTGGTCGCCACGACACTGATCTGGCTGGCCGCCTTCTCCCATGCCTCCGGACCCTCGTCCAGAACCTTTTCAAGGCGCTCCAGCCGACGCCTTGCGGTCGCGTAATCACCCTCGCCAATGGCGACCGCCGCGTCACGGGCGGCCCGCTGCATCGGGTTGTAGACCGGCAAGGAGCGGTGTGCGTCCGCATACTCCTTAAGGAGCGGCTTGAGCCTATCCCAGTATTCGTCCTGAGAGAGCCCCCAGAACTTTGAGTTGCTGGCCGCGTTCTCCATGACTTCGCGCTCGAACCCGTACCCGGACCTGAGCAGCCCCAGCACTCGCTTGACCTTTGGCTGGACATATTCGTAGCCCATGCTTGCGCCGATGGCGTAAGGCTCGGCCATCCGGTGCGTCAAATCGCCGGTATGCTCCAGCGCGACGCCCAACAGCCCTCCTCCGGCACTTCCCTGCGCCCTTAGCATCGCCATTTCCGGTGCGCCCCGCTGGGCATCGGCGAGATCCATGAAAAGCTTCTCGTCCGCCGTCGGGTTCATCATATCGAATGCTTTGCCGACCCTCCGGAAGCCAGCGTTGGCCGCTTTCATGCCCATTGCCTGCGGATCGACCGGGACGAGCGTCGCCTTGGAGGGATTGAGTACCAGAGAGGTGTTATTGTCACCCCTCAGTACGTCCACTCCGGGGTGCCGACGACGAATGTCATCGATGGGCACCTCGTCGTAGTAAAGCATCCGGATATCTTCGTCAATCATGTCCTTGACAACGGCATCCTCACTCACAAAAACATCGTAGTTATGCGCCCGTTTGTAATCGCTGTCGGCTTCCTGTGCTACGTAGAGGGGGCGGTCATCTGTTAAGCGGGGAACCGGCGAATTAGACGCATGAGAGCCCACGCGAAGCATTCGCTGGCCGCGAATAATTACGGGCAACATCGCAATGCCCTTCATCCAGCCGCCCGGCGAGACCATTTCGGCGACCTGCCCCTGCGGGCTCTCCGGGTCCTGCCCAAGCATCCGCCGAAGGTTGTCGCCCAAGGACGCCCTCCCCGGGGCTCCATAGGCTTTTGCCTGCATGTTAATGGCCGCTGATAACAGGTCGCCAATACCGGTCACGCTGCCGGTTGCGTAGCCCTTGGCGGCGTTGAGCGGGTCCTTGGCCATGAACCCCGCCAGCCCTTCGTAGCCGGGATAATTGGGGGATTTCGAGGAGCGCTGCATGAAAAGCCCCCTTGGCGCGCTCATGGCGTCAGCCAGATCCTCGGGGAGCGTTTCGTTGATATCGGGCGTCATCGCGCCCTGAAGGTGCATCTGGGCCGCTTCGCGAGCGGCGATCAGCCGGGCTTCGCGCTCGGTGGCGGCGTCGTAATGCCCCTGCCGTTTCAGTGGGGCGTTCGCAACCTCCGACCAGTGTCGGGCCATTCGTCGGTAGGTATCACGGTCCGCCATGAGGGGATTCTAGTTCAGGAACGGGCGTAGCGTCGAGGAAATTGGCTGCATGGGCCGAAGCGGGACCATGTGCCGGCGGAAACCCTTGATCACGACCGCCGTGCCGCTCGCCGTAACCGTTTCCGTCGTCGTTGTTCCGGTGGCCTGCGCGCCAATGCCGGCGATACCGTTAGCGGTTGTCAGTGAGGCGATTGCCGAGCCGGACGCCTTGACCGGCTTTTTCGCGGAGCCTGTCGCGGTAACAATGGCCGTAGATGGCGTTCCTGACGCCCTTCGGCGACGAATAAACGCGGTTCCGGACGCCTGAAGGTCGATGGTTACCGAACCAGAGGCGAGCAGGGAGCCTAGCGAGGCGACACCGGAGGCCGTGGTGACGGGCGCTAGGCAGCCGCTCCACGGAGACCCCCACGGAGAGCCCCAAGGCGTCCCGGTGGTCGCTATGAGCAGATTGCCGGCGGTTCCCGTCGCGGTAACTTCGACCGTTGCGGCACCGGATGCCGTTAGCAGCTTCCCAGCGGTACCGGAGGCCGTCAGCGTAACCTCTGGCGTACCCGAAGCGGTGAGGGGTCCTAACGTCGCCGTACCGGACGCGGATAGCGTGACCTTCGGATTGCCGACGGCAAATAGGGACCCCAGCGTGACAAACCCCTGCGCCCTGACCTCCACAACAGGCGAGCCGCTGGCGGGTCGGAGCCTGCCCGCCGTGCCAGACGCTGTTGGTGAGACGCTGACGCTGCCCGATGCCGCTATTTTCTTGGCTGCATCACCGGACGCTGTTACCTCCGTGACGGTTACCGTCGCCTCGACTCGGGTGAGTCCCTGTGTCGCAAACCCGCTGGCAATGGCCTGTGGCGCAAGGCAGGCGCCCCAAGGCGATCCCCACGGGCTCCCCCAAGGCGTTCCGCTGTAAGCGCGAAGCAGGTTGCCCGCCTCCCCCATGGCGGTGGCTACCTCGGTGGTTGGGGTGCCGAAAGCCGTCAGCGGCAGGTACGCGGTTCCGGCTGCTGTGACGGTTACGGTCGGGGAGCCGGATGCAGAAAGCGCCAGCCTTGCGCTGCCAGAGGCCGTCGCCGGGGAGGTCGAAGGCGAACCGGAGGCCGTCAGGGGCCCAAGGTCCGCGACGCCGGCGGCGGTGGTCTGGTCTGTGTTAAGCGAACCACTGGCCGTCAGCGGTCCCATTGTCGCCACGCCGCTTGCCACTGTCGTCGGCGCTTTCGGAACGCCGTAGCCGGCCTTTTCGCCAAGGAAGGCGATGCCGCTTGCTATGACAGTTACGGTCGGGGTGCCGCTCGCCTGCTGGCGCATGCCAGCCGTTCCTGAGGCAGTGGAACTTGGGGAACTGACGGAACCCGAGGCTGTCAGCGGCCCAAGTTCTGCGACGGCAGACGCGACAGCGCTGGTGGTTGCGGAACCCGACGCCCTCAGCACAGGACGCGCGGAACCGCTGGCAGTGGCGGTTGGCGCAGCGGGAGTGCCGGAGGCCGGCCTCAGAAGCCCCGCGGTGCCGCTGGCGGTGGTTTCAGGGGCGCTGGTATTACCCCAAGGCGTCCCCCAAGGTGATCCCCACGGTGGACCGGCGGAATTGGCCCAAAGCGTGGCCATCAGTCGTCTTGTTCAATACCGGTGCAGGAAAAGCTGAAATTCGCGGAACTGGCGTAAACCCTCACCACATCGCCGCTGCCCAGCATGAAAGTTGCCGTGGACAGGGCTTCATTGTCGTTCACCGTCTTGTCGTAGGCCAGATACTGGGTGTTATCCGTTGCAGCTCCGTTTACCCCGACCGATATTCGTACCGTTCCCGATGTCGAGCGGTTGGTCGCCATGACCTTGACCGTCGCGTTCTTCGCCGCAGGGACCGTGTAGAGATCAGCCTCCGTGGTGGCAGAGGGGGCCGCCTGCCCGAGAATCCCCTTGATTGTGGCCATTTACCACTCCGAGAAATAGATCAGCGCCTCCTGATCCTTGTCCGACCAGTGCGTCCTCGTGTCGCCCGTCAATCCTTCCAAGAAATTGTTCAGATAACGGACTATCTGCCACAAAGGCCAGCGTTCGTTCACGATCATGACCCACCTCCTGAGTCGATGTTATCTACTGCCAGCAGCAAATGCACCCGGTCCGTCTCACCGTCATTCGTTGACCAGTGCAGCAGCGTCCTGTCCACATGGTAAATCTTGCCGACCTCCAGCACATACGGCTTGTCATCCGACCAACAAATTGACCGCTCGTTGGTCAGCACCGGCACATGATACGTCTGGTACGGCTTCACCGAATCCCGGTGACGATGCACATGCCCGCCGGGATGAATACACAGAAAAAACGAATCCCGGTTGGCCCTCGACTGCGGAAATAACCGGTAAATCACCCCCGCATCAGGCCGCCACACCCCGAAATCCCCCTGCGGATTGCCGTAGTCCCACTCCGCATCACCCAGCATGGCCTCCAGCTGCCCGAGAAGCGCTTCCTCAACCCGTCCGGTCTCCGTGTACATGGGCAACCATTTTACGGGCTTTCTACTGTGAGGGGGTAACCGATTTTCGGGATTTTAAGTGTGGGAGGGTATGCGAACTGCTATCCAGACCGGATGGGACCCAGCGGGTTTTAATCTGAGAGGGCAGGGGCTCGGGCACGGGCTGGTCCGGGCTAGCAGCCAACAGGCTGGCCGTTACCGGGCAACGGGCCGGGCTCGGGCCCAGACCTCACTCGGGCTATACCCACAACAGGCCCAGTCTCAGACTCAGTCTCAGACTCAGGTTGTATATGTACCCTTCAGGCTTACGGTATAGGGCTACAGGATACGCGGGGAGCTTTGCAGGGTGTTATGCGGGGTGCGCCTCAGCATCGATTACAGGGCCTTGTGTGGCGTCTCTGTCGATGTTCAGGACAATGGTGATTCCGCCCTGCTGGTGTTGGCTGAAATCCTCAGCCTCAGGTGCGGCTTGTAGCAGTCGATCAGCGGCTTTCCAGTCCCTGCTGGCTGCCCCGTCAATGTGGCCTATCCATTCGGCAAGCTTGCCGGCCCGGGCCTGTCGCAATTGCTCGGCCAGTTGCGGGTCCTGATCGGTCCATTGCTTGAGAGTCTTTGGATTGATGCCGGCGGCTGTTGCGGCCAATTTGATGCTGCTACCGCGACCGACCAGCTCCAGAATAAACGCCACTCGCTCGGCGGTGCATTTGGTCGGCCCTGTCAACATTTGCGCCCGCTTCACGATGGGCAATTCAGCGGCAACGCTCACGGTTGAATTTGCTTGCACTTGCCAGCCTTCACGGGCTGCCCGCTTGGCGACGCCCTGCTTGGTCGGACGCCCGCCAAGGTCGCGACTGATGGCGTAGGGTGTCTGGCCGGCTTCAAACTTCATCCGGACTAACTCCCAATCGATTGGCGGTTTCACGAGTTTTTTACCAGTTGTATCAATATCTGCGAAAAGCTTGACAAGTGCCGAAAAGTCTGAACGAGGTTTTTGGCCAAAATGGCCGATATCGAAATTTTACCATACTGGACCATGCCCTGAAACCGTCTGAGAGGCCCTGTAACGGACGATAATTTTCCGAATAGCAGGGCCAAGGGTACTTCTTGCGCATTGTGAGGCCCCTTGTAGGCCGCCTGAGGGCATGGTCCGGATTGGTAAAAAAACCCGAAATTGATCACTTTTTGACCAGTTTGGCGGGCCTTGTTACGGGCTTGTGCAAAAGTAGTTGCAAGCTAGTCCAGACTATGAGACACTATCCGTTGCAGGGAGGGCCCTGCCCCGTGAGGGAGTATCGCGACCGGCAGCGAGTCGAAAAAGCCGAGGGTTCATCGGGCGACCTACATAGATCCGATGGCTGACTCCGCCAAAGCGATGTTCCGCTTGCCACGAAAGGCCCTGATAAGGGAAGCATATCGGGGCGGCGCGCACCCTTCCAACAGGATATTGACGCGGCTCACGGCCTCACTGCATACGCCCGAAAATTGCAGCGCCCGTGAGTCTATATAGTCCATTGGTAACTCCCCGTGAGGTACCCGTAAGGGTACCCGGCAAAGTACCGCTGGGCGGCTTCTCAGGCCGTCTGGCGGGCATTGCTGATAGCGTCCTATGCCCATCACGGGAGAACACCTATGACCAGAAAAAACTACGTATCAATCGCCAATCATATCAAGCGAACACTGGACCTTGGCCTGCTGGCCAACGCCTACGAAAGTGACGCCTTTCATGACGCCTATATGCAGGGCGCAAAAGACATGATTCAAGCCATCGCCAACGCTTGCAAAGAGGATAACAACCGGTTCGATCAGGACCGGTTTTTTGATGCTTGCGGCGTCGGCAATAACAGCTAAGCAACACTCTGGCATAGGACGTTATCAGCAGTGTTCCTACTGCGATCAATCACGGGAGTAATACCATGCTAAACAATGTACCTACTATCAGCACCACTCAAGCAATTGGCCTGATCAAGGATTGCGCCAAGGTCCGGAATATGGGGCACGATGAGAGCTTCACGGGGATGCCCGTTTTGCTGCTGGGAAATGCCGGATGCGGCAAAACCTACGCCAGCAAGGCGGCAGCCCGCGAACTCTCAGTAGAGCAAGGCCGGGACTGGCAATATACCGATGTCCCGGTGATGCACTACTCGCCGACCGAAATCGGTGGAGCCCGCACCATACCGCCCGACGGCTCAGATTGGCTGAAGCACTACTTTCCAGACTGGGTGCGGCATCTTGACCCATCAAGGCCCGCCATCATCAATCTGGATGAGGTGACCAAGTGCCCGCTGGCCGTCCGCAATTCTATTCTGGGCGGACTTCAGGAACGGCGCTTCGGCGAGTATGAATGCGGCAAGGAGTGGCTGTTTGTATTGACTGGCAATCTGGCGACCGCCAAGGCTGGCGATACCGACAACCCTTCGCCGATGAGGTCCCGCGTTGCAACGGCCTTGGTGCAAAATACTTGCGCGCAGTGGCTGGAAAGCTTTGCCATCCCGCAAAACCTTCATTATTCGGTGACGTCGTTCATCAAGGCGCATGCGGGCAATCCGCAATTTGAGAAGTACCCGGCTGGTCCGCTCAGCACTTGGGACCCGGCTGAGAATCCGGCGGCGTATGCTTGCGAGCGGTCGCTGACCAATCTGGCCAATGTCGCGGACAGCGGCGTTGATGTTCGCTTGCTGGCTCCGGCCATCGTTGGCCGTGAGGTCGGCGACCTGTACGTTCAGCATTGCGAGATGCTGGCGGACATTCCGGACATTGACCGCATCAAAACCGACCCGGCTGGCTGCCCGGTTCCCGATGACATAATGACCTGTCATTACGTCGGAAACTTGGTCGCCTATTGGGCCGACCGGCAGTCGATGCCGGCTGTTGCAACCTACCTCCGGCGGATGCCGGCTGAATGTGCCGTCGTCGCGATGACCGAGGTAGTTCAGCGCCATCCGGAGTGCAAAGAGACTCAGGCGTACATTCAGTTTCGGCTGGAGTACAAGCTCAGCCTATAACAACGTGGCAGCCAAGCAATTGGCTGCTACCTGATGGGCCTTCAATCGAGGGTCTATCGGGTAGCAATCACGCTACTTAATCACGGGAGATTAACCAATGCACATTAACTACGAAGCACCAACAGTCGGCGACCGTTTTGTACTGGTCAAGCTTGAGGCAGCCTTTCCGGCAGCCACTCGCCGATCACCGCAAGCAACGGACGCCATCGTCGCGGACATGATTGCTAAGGGTGTAGACCGGGAGACGGCCAATAAGATGGCTCATAGCTACATTGACCTGTTCCCCGATGGAGAACTCAAGGCCATCAAAACGCCCTTCTATTCGTTCAATACCTATCTGGACCGCATATCGATCCGATGGCTGGGCGGCAAGGGTGCGCCTAAGCTTGTGTCGGTTCATATGATCGATAAAATCGAGGCCAAATTCGCTGAGGCTCAGCTGACGATGCTGCCGCTGATCGAATCATTCAAGGCCAATTATGGCCGGCTACTCGATGACCTTGAGGCGCGGGCTTCCGGTTACTTTAACCGGTCCGAATATCCGACCACTGATGAGCTTGACCGCAAGTTTAAATTCGAGGTCAATTTCAGCGCCATCGGCGACCCGTCGCAATTTGATATGGGTGTCGTGTCTGAACGTCACCGCGAACAGATGGCCAAGGCCATGCAGGAAACGGCCAAGGCTGTCACCAAGGAATACGCGGATTCAGTCCGTGAGGCGCTGAAGCAACTCAGCACCCAATTGCTTGGCGGCAAGGTTGACGGCAAGTTCGTCCGGTTCAGCGAAAACAACGTCTCAAACTTAATGGACCTGATCGAGGCCGATCTCAATGCCTCAGGCAATCCGGAACTGGCCGAAGCCTTGGCGGACGCCAAGCGGGCCGCCATTCTGGCCGAGAATGCCGCTGTTCACAAAAATGATAAGGCCATCCGCAACTCGGCAGCCAATGCCGCGTCTCAAGCGGCCAACAAACTGGCTGGATTGTTCTAGCCTGTAGCGCCCCAGCAATGGGGCGTTACCTGATGAGTCTGGATTTTCCGGGCTTATCGGGTAGCGACTTGCTACGAATAATCACGGGAGATAAACCAATGGATAAAATCGAAAAACTGATCAGCGACCTGATCATCGTTTTGATACAGCACCCGGTCCGCTTTGTTAAAGCAATGGGCTACCGGCTGGCCGTGATGCCGCGCCAATTTGTTGGCGACAACATCACGCAAACGATGGCGGTTGATGGTGTGACGCTGTTCATCAATCCGGTCTGGACCTCACAACAGAGCAAAATCAAATTGCTATTTGTTCTGCTGCATGAGGCTTGCCATGTCTGGATGCTGCACAGCAAACGCCTACGCGACGCATACCCGCACCAGCGGGACATGGTTCACCAAGCGGCGGACTACGTCGTCAACCTGACGCTGGAGCAGGCCCGCTGCCCGTACCCGGTACCGGCTGACGCCCTGATCGATCACAAATTTGTGGACCGTCAAGGCCGATGTCTGAACGTGGAACGGGTAATGGCGCTGCTGGCGCAACAGGAACAGAAGCAACAGCCTCTGGTGTGTCCAATACGTGAGGATAACGGCGATGATCAGGAAGCTGCAACGGGAAGTGAAGATGGCGATAATGGTGATGCTGGTGGCGCTGACGATGCCCAGCCGGGCAATGAATCAGCGGGCGGTGATGACCAAAGCGCTGTCGGTGGCGATTCTGGCGATGATAGCGCTGAGGCTGCTGGCAACGGTCCTAGTGACCAAGTAACTGGCGGTAACGGCGCAACGCCACGCGATTGCGGCGATTTGCTGCCAGCGCCTGAGGACATGGATGAGTCCGAGCAAGTGAAGCGGAACGAACAGGCCCTGCAATTGTCGGTGGCCGGTTCCGGTTCAATGCCGGCCAACATGTTGGAGGAACTGCACAAGCAAGCGCAGGGCTCAGACACTGATTGGCTGGACCTGTTCCGCGACCGTTTTGCGACCGCTGTCGATGCCAGCGACTATACGTTCAGCCGAATCAACGCGCCTTATGCGATGATTGGGATGGTTGAACCGGTGTTGTACGCTGAAGCGCTGGGCACGGTCGCTGTTGTTATTGATGAGTCTAGTTCAATGGATAATGACATGCTGAACATGGCGCAGGAACAGCTGGCCAAGGTAGTGGCGGAATGGACGCCCCAGCGGCTGCTGATCATCCGGCATACGTCGAACATTGTGGATGTTCAGGACCTTTCCTACGGACAGGAACCGGAACCGCGCGACAAGCGGGCTCACGGTGGCACTGCGTTCAATCCGGTGATCGACATGCTGGAGGATGAATGCGTTGAGGTCGCTTGCTGGGTCACTGATTGCATGCCGTGCGAGACGGTCAAGGATACGCAAGTTCCTGTTATCTGGCTGGGCACGGATGAATACGCCGAGGACGCGCATAAACGCTACAACCTTCAGGGAGATTACGTGGCTATAGCGTAATCGCCGACGGGGAGTTACTAATGGGCTATAGGTCGCCGACCGACCGTTCAATGCTGGCGACGGTATCGCCAATGTTGTGGCTGTAACGCATGAAGGCGGCCAGCTGGACCGGCGTCATTTCAACCAGACACCGCCACGGTTCCCCGTTGCGGCGGTATACGACCACGGGAGTCACTGGGGCAGAACCCACTGAGGCAGAAGTCACTGAGGCAGCGGCTTCGCGCGCCTGTTTCAGCCACTTAGGCAGACACAGGGTTTCCTGCCGCTTCACTTCAATAGCCACTCCGGCAGAAATTCCATCGCAGCCACCATCCCGTGATTGTCCCAGCTCCCGCTGAATCCTGAGCCTTTCAGGCAAGAACCTGTTCAGAAGGGCAAAGAACTCTCGCTCTGCTGCTGCCCCTTTGTTCCGGGCGGACTTCCCTCTTTTAGCCACTTATCAACCTCCTCCAATAGCTCACGTTCCGAGCCAAACTCCCCTACAAATTGTCTTTTCTCGCGAGCCATCGACGGCCCGAAAATCCCCCGCATCGACTCCATTGATACCGACAGGTCGGTCCGCTCTCCGCGATGGTGCCAAGTGCATAGCGGTATCGTGTACTCATGCCCCAGACGATAGCCCTCGACCAGATGGTGTATTTCAGCCTTGCTGCCAACGATCCCGCGCTTTGTACAAGCGATGCAGCCAAGCTGTCGCAGCGAAGCAAAGCGCTCACGGTCAGCTGCCGTTATCCCTTTGCGCCCACACCTCATAGGCCCCCTCCCTGATCTGCTGCTCCAGCCGCTCAATCTTTTTCTTTTGCGACTTGATTATTCGACCAAGCTCTGTCTGAGCCGCCTGATAACCAGTGTCGTGCCCCCGCAAATAAGTTTTGAAGTTGCGATTGCTCTGGCGCCTTTCCGATGTGGTCCATGCTAGCCGGTGAGACTTTTTCATGACTTCTTGCAGCCGTTTACTTCGCTCGAACGCCGGAAGTTGCGCGCACAATGCCTTGTGCCTCCGACGCCAATACGCTTCAAACTCCTTCGTTGACCTATTCGGCATAAAGCGGCTCGTAATCGTCTGGCAATGCAACCCGATAATCCGGATTCCAGTATTGACCAATCTCCACGCACGGGTAGACCGCCGCGCCCGGGCCGGGTATCACGGTTGGCGTAAACAGCTTGGCCATAGGGATAATAGCGACAGGCTCATCCAGCCGGTCGTCGCCATCAAAAATGCAAATATCGCCATCAATGAACATAACGTTCATTTGCTCGATGTTGTCGTGTTTCATGTAGTTACTCCCGTTTTGTATGCCTGCATTTCAGCGCGCTTGGTCGCCTCCATCGATTGCCACAAAGAACTTCCCTGCATGGCTATACGAAGATGCCAGCTCTCGCGCTCGGCAATCTCCGTGGCGTC